TATTGTGGTAGGATCAACATTCCCTCCAAGATAAATCGCACCGTAGTTGCCATCAGGTTCTGGAACATCCATTCCTTTTGTCAATGATTCGCCTGGATTAGAATGAGTAACCGTGGTCAAAAATGTGTCACCACCTCTGCTTTCATCTCCATATGGAAGTTCCTCATCATTTCTCTTCGCTAAACTAATAAATGGTTCGCATAGAAAAGGATCAAGAAACTTTTCTTCAATATAAATCAGTTTTTTCACTTAGTTTTCGTGTTTTGTTCTGTTGCGTAGTTGGGATCTTTGTAATTTCTCTCATCATCCGGAATAGAATGATGGTTAGGATCTGGATAATCATCGCAGGTCTCTCCTTCATACTCAGTGATGAGAGGATTGATGTCTTTACGTTCAGCATAGACATGATAGAAGCAGTTGATTGGCACCTCTTCCTTTGATTGAAGATAAATCTTCTCATCATCCCATTTTTCGACGATAATATCTTGGTGAGCTCCGATGGGTTGCAGTTGTACGGTAATGCTATCCTCATGAACTAAGTCCTTCCAATACTTAGGAAGGTCGATTACCTTTTCATCTTTAACACGGCCGCGAACATATACTCCAACTTCAGGTCCCTCAATACATGCATATCTGAGGCGATATCCCTCTCTTGATGGATGTTTCAGGTCAAATGGTTTCGGTCTAGCATCTGCCGATGAAAATCTAGATGCCAATCTTCCTTTGTTACCACAGTCAACTCTTCCAGTAACATAAACATCACCGTCAATATAAAGACTATCAACGCTTCCGCCACCAGTTACATACAGAGCATTGGGGGTTCCGCTATCACCATTTATGTATTGATTTCCATTTACATAAACCGATCTATCTGTTCCAATAGTATCCTCTCTACCAACCATCAAAGTTGCATTAGCAGATGAGAATGCATCAACCTTTCCTATCTGCGTGTTGCCTTGAATGTATGAAGTGTGATTTACTTTTTGTGGTCCAACGCCTAATGCTTTTGGTACAGACTTTTCTTGACAAACCAGGTGTTGACCTTCATATGTATGAACTTCGTCGAAATGAAATGCCATTGTTCTCTCCTATCTTATTTGTCCTGGTTGTTTTCTTGGATTTGTTGCACCACATGTACCTTTTATGATCGGTGAAAGAATTTGCATACCTAACTTACCGTCAAGTGTCAAAAGTCCTGTCGTTAATAGTTTAGAAGACTGTTTTCCGTTCAAACTAAGATTTTTTGATGCAGTAATATCTACGTTTTCGTTTGCAAGAACCTTAAAGTTTCCTTGTGGACTTGATCCAGTCGCAGTAATTTCAACCTCAACTCCCTCAATTCGAATTCTTCCCCTTTCAGAACTAATAACGATGTCTCCATTTTCCGCAATGAAAACCATGGCATTCTGATCTTCTTTTAGATCTTCTCCGGCAACAACTTGAAAAGCTCCTGGAGAATTGCAGGTTGTCCACCCCTTTCTTGTCCCATCCTCGGTCATGTCAAAGAAATGTCTTCCATCTGTGCCACATAATTCGACACTAGATCTAACAGATTTATCAGCGTCAATCCCACCAAAAGTTATCATACCATTCATGGTACTTATAACCTGTGTCCACCAATTTTTCTTTTCTGCCATAACTTAAGTGGTTTGTTTTAATATTTATTAGTAACCACCATAGCCTCCACCACCTGGAGATGAAGGAGGTGGAGAGGGTGATGGTGAGGGCGCAGGTGCAGGCGCTGGTGTCGGAGTTGGAGTTGTAGACGGTGTGGGAGTTGGTGCTGGGGTTGGTGCTGGAGTTTGTGTTTGGATTCTTGGAGCAATGTCTATAGTTTGTGTTGTTTCAACTGGTTCTGCTGGTGCTGGAGTTATCAGATCAGAGTCGGCACCAACAATTCTAACTGAGTCTCCCGTAACACTTTGTTGTGATCCTTCGATACTTGCCGACTTAGTATCGTAAACTCTTACAGGTCTTCCTGTGCCTTGAACACCAGCAAACTTGATATCATTTTCATAGTAAATCTTACCGTAGTATGGTTTACCTCCAACATATCCTTGAATAGTTAATCCAACTAAGTCATAGACTTGAATAACTTTCCGGTTATCATCCTCTGCATTAATTTCAGGAACTCTAACAACATTAAAAACTGGAGTAAACTTTGCATTCACACCAGTTCTTGAGTTAACACACACCGTTGGCAGTTGAGTAAAAGTTCCCTTCTTCACGACCTGCACTTTTGTTATCCTACCAAAAGGATCACATGTATATGAGAGAACTGTTCCATTAGGCTCTTTGACGACCACACCATCTCTTTCGACACAAAGAGTTAATTCGTCAACTCCACAATTATAATTGATTCCTGGATTTTGTACAATAACATCTGTTATTTCTATGACGACAGGATATTGGGGTCCAACTGCTGGTGGTGGATTGTATCCGCTTCCCCCATCAACAACAATTACATCACTGACAGAACCATTTTCGATTTCAGCTTCAATAACTGCTCCAGCACCTGTGTCACACGGATCTATGATTTGAATTTGAGGTGGAGTATTGTATCCAAACCCACCACTCTCTATATCAACCGCAAGAATCACACCATTTTCATCAATGACAGCGTTTCCGATGGCTCCAATGCCACCACCACCAAAAAAGTTAATGATTGGTGGACCACAAGGTTTAGGTGCGACGGAACAGGGATCAGTTCTCTGTAAGTCATTAACACTTAAGTTATTGACGCCATCAATCGTAAGATATCTTACCTTCCCATCACCATCAACAAAAATATAAACCGTACCAGGATTCAGATTCTCATGAGTATTTGCCTGAGAAATCGTAAGTCCCTGAATATATCCCTCAGTTTGACTGATATATCCAACTTTTATATTATTAATGGATGGTGGTTGTATTGACATTATTCTGCTCCTGCACGTCGTGCTGCAGCGTCTTGAGCTTCAAGTTCTGCAACTCTTTCTTCCCCTAATCTAGCAACACGTTGTGCTCTTCTTTGTTGCGGTGTAAGATTGTCAACAGGCGCACTTGACCCTGTATTTGAATCATAGAGTAGTTGTGATGGTGGTTCATTATATCTTGGTGGACTTGGTGCAGGAGCAGGTACTGGTGTGGGTGTTGATGCTGGTTCGGTAGTAGGTGTGGGTGTTGGCGTAGGTGAAGTTGCTGCCTCTTCTGCTTGTGCTTTTTCGTCAGCTTTAGCAGCTGCCGCTTGAGCAACAGAAATAGTATTTGGTTTGTCTGTAGATGGTTTTCCACTACCACCCTCTTTCAGAGTGTGACTATCATTTGGAGAACACTTGGGTCTTGGATCACAACTAAAGAGTTCTGAGAGCATACTGACAAAACTCATTGCAGATGAAATATCAAATCCACCAAGAGAAGCAAGAGAGTCAATATTACTGGCAATATCCAGTGGACCTCCACCACCAGCAAGGTCTGCAAGAATTCCAAGTCCCTTTGTTGCGAGATTGAGCTCTGACATACCTGGAATGTCTGGAACATTGAAGTTTGGAATACCAAATCCGCCACCAGATCTTGATGGTGATGAGCCTGAGGGTGATCCACCACCAAGACCATATTCTGCAAGAGTATTTTGCGCCTGATCAACTACAGGACCCATGGCAGCGTTAGATCCCTGAATAATGTCATTGATATACTCGCCAAGAATGTCTCCAACAATCTCCTCTGCATAACACGCTGGTGTTGGGTTATATGTGTCTCCCTCTGGTGAAAACCAGGGGATACCTGCATATTGCTCTGTCAAGAATGGTTGAACTGATTCTGGAGCTGGACTACCTGATGATCTTCTTGCGAAAGAATTTCTGATAGATCTCTCGGCAGAGTCACAAAGGTCAATTCCAATTGCATTAAACACACAGGATACGGTTTCAAGTCCTTTGACCAAGTTCTCAAGCATTTCAATTCTGATTGTTGGTGGAGAAACTTTGATGACTGGTTGCAGCAATTTATTGGTAAGATCTGTAACAAAGTCCTGGATCTGTCCCATTATGGTCTTCAAGAACTTTGCCATGTCACAGGCAGCACTTCTGATCAGACTACCGATGCTGTTAAGTTGATCAATTGAAGTGCTGACAGCCTCAGCGTAATCAGTGAGTGCTCTTTGTATCCTTTGAATTTCTTTAACAAGTTTTTCAAGGGTAGTTTGAATGCCTTTCATTGGCGGCATTTTAACTGGATCCGGGCAAGAAAGAGTATGTTTTCTATCTAATACTTCTTTTTTCTTTTTATCCTTAGCACTTTCCTGATGAATTGAATCTGGAGATTCTTTTGATGGTGGAGCTCCTGCTGCAGGTTGTTCTGTTTGCAGATCTGCATCTGGTACTATCTTTGTATCATCTCCAGTGTCTGCAAATCCACTTTGAGGAGTGAAATTACTTCCTCCATTTTTTCCAGTGGCTTTTTGTTTTTCAGTCGTTGCGTTTGCACCAAGAATTCCCATGATAACGGGGACTTGTTGGTCAACATCATCTAAAAAGAAACCAAAGACAAAGTTTCCTTGTCTGATTGCTGGAGATTGATATGCACCACCCTGACCACCACCAGCGGTGATCGGATACATGACTTGAGCCCATGGGAGTTGATCACTCTCAATGCTTTCTTCATCTTGATCATGAAGACCAATGATTCTGACTTTATAACGATAACCCCATCCAGGAATATCTTTTTTATCCTTAAACTTTGCTTGTTGATGATTCTTTCTCCATGACGAATCATCGGCAACTTGTCCAACCCACCATTGGAAGTTGGAGCCTAGAAATCCTGGATTAAATAATGCTCCTCCTTCCATCAGTCCTCATAAATCCTGCATTCATCTGCCTCTGGGTTTTCATCACAGTACATTTCAAATGCGGTTGGGTCGTGGTCATCATCTGGGTGTGCTGCTTGATACTGTTCCAGATGATCTAACTCGTCCGACACATGACGACGCATTTGTGGAGACAGAGTTCCGTTCTCCAGAAGGTCTTTATCATCATTAATGTGTTGCTGAATACTTCTATCAGACATGACTTCTTAGCGCGATTTTGGTTTTCTTCCGAACGAATCTCTTACCAAATTGAGTTTAGTATAAGTCTCCGTTGGGGAAATATAGTGACATAAGTCAGATATAATATATAGACCACCGAATTCCTTATTTATTTCTGTATCACCAGATCTTAAACCAGGAACGTCGATGTGAATCATATCTCCTGCATGTAAACTAAAGTCTCCAGGTATCGTAATAGTTTGATTGCTGGAGAATAATTGATTATATCTCCTGACTGCCTGATTGTAAATGTCTTTGGACTCAAAGTTTTGTTCACCTGACTTATCAATCTGTTGTTGCACACTACCCTCAGGTAAAGTGCCAGTGTCAAGCAACATATACGTGGTTCTATAAAACTTACTATCAAACTTAGAATTAAGTTTTGGTAGGTCTTTGCCTGCTAACTTTGTTCCCTTTTTCTCTTCTTCGGCAGTCTTTTCAATTACTTCATACTTACAATTGAACGGATCAAAAACAATTAGTCTTGTTCCGTATGCTCCCATCTTGTACTTCTCTCTAGCATCAATTAAGTTGCTAGATGACTGATCTAAAACTTTACCGTCATATCCTGCAGGAAGGTTTGATCCTCCAGAATCTGGGCTTTCATTATAGATGTATGATTTCTTTTGCTTCTGATTCATCAAAGCATCGATGGACTTAAAGTGAAATCCTTCAGAAGTTTCAAAGAATAAGAACCCAGCAGTTTTTCCTTTCTGCCCTGCTTCGGTTGGAACAGCATGTTTTGATAACCAATTTAAAGTATACATTGGTTTCTTATTGTTGCCAACAAAATTAAGATTATTATTTGTATCCTCAATGTCAAGTTTCTTCTTAGACTTCAGATTCTGTTTGAGAATTTTTTGAGCATGATCGGATATTTTTCCATCATATCTAATATTAACTCTAGCATCTGCACCTTCATTATGCAAAAACTCTTCAGAAACAAGTGTGATTGCGGTAGTTGTCTTTCGAGCATCCTCGTGCAATGGATCAACATTGTTAACATATAACTTCAACTTTATTTTATTGTCATTGTTGTCCTTAAACTTAACATTTACTTCTTCTGTTCCAACAATCGGTAGGTCTTCGATAATAGTTTTACCAACCTCGCCCTTTGCAGTATCTTCAAATGTGTAAACAACCTTGACGGTATCTTGCATCAAACTTTCATAATACATCATGTTTACGAAAGCACCAAAACCAATCAGGTTTACAGACTTGTCACCCTTGTTTGATTTTATTTCTACCTTATCTACAAAGGATGATTCTGCTGCCTTAGCAATGTTTGACATTTTAAGTTCTTTCTTTTATTTAACCGATAGACTCAAGGATATCTGAGGCTCTTCCAGAAGAACCGCCACCACCTGACATCATTATGGGTTCATTGGATTGCATTGGAACTGGAATAGGAATCATTTGTGGTGTAGGTACAGGGACTGTAACCGTCTGTTCAAATCCAGACTCATAACCAGCATAAGACTGAAGGATAGTCATCAGTCTCAAAGAGTTTTGCTTTCTTTGAGATTCATTTTCGGTTGAGTTTATGAGATGTAAGAAAGCATTACCATAAAGATTTTTAGAGTCTTTATCAACGACCCATTCATCTTCATGAACTCTGATTATGCCACCCTTTCCAGTGGAACCTCCTCCAAAATAAGCAACGTGAACGTGATCATCATGATCTCCGGTGGGATCATTTCCAGCATGAAGAAGTTCTACTGGTTGAACTCCTCTTTGCTTATTGAACTCTTCAATCACATCAAGAATTTTTTGTTGCTCATAAGAATATGCACCAATATCAATTGCACGATCAACATTGTGCCATGAATTATAATTTCTTTTAAAAGATCCACCAAACTCTGGGTGTTCTGTTATTCTATTATAATCTTCTGGACTCGAAAGTTTTGACTGAATAAATCTTCCCAACTCAGCAGCAAGTTTAGTTCCTTCCGCGCTTCTAACCATCTCTCCGCCAGTCCCAGAGGTTGAACTAGAAGGTTTTTCATTATATCCATCTGGTGAAGTTGTACTTCCTCCTCCACTTTTTTTCTTTTTCTCGTCTATTCCAAGATTTTTCTTCAATTCTTGTAATGCTCGATCAACCTCTGAGGTAATTCTACTCTCTAATGAAGATTCTATGGTGCTTTGAATTTGTCTACTGTCTAAAAATATTCCTCCACCAACCAACCCACCATTCGCAAATCCCTGCATGGCAACATTACCAAAGGTGGATGTCATCCAATTACTCAATCCAAATGAAGCGGCTCTGTAATCTGCTGAAGTTGGTTTATCCCCAGTAAATGATTTAATAGCGATACCAAATAAAGGACCAAAGAAATCAGTTCCTGAGAGAATATTGAATCCACTCTCAAAATAATTCTTAGATTCTTGATCAAATCTTTTATTAAATTTTTCACTATCAACATCTTTACCTAGAGCGATCGGTGTCTGAGTTGGTTCTGTAAGATATTTTCTTTTCTTCCTAACTCGTTTTCTTGGACCTCTTCCAACCTCACCGCCACTAGCAAATCCCTGTGGGTTTTGTTGTGAAGTTCGTGGTTTCTTGTTTTCAAATAAAATGTCATATAAAGCACCACCGATTAAATCACCAACAAATCCACCGACAAGACCACCAATGAGATTGCCTGCAACTGGAACAACAGATCCTACTGCGCTTAGAACACCACCAAGTAAACCAGCACCAATTGCTTTAAACGCTGCTCTTCCTGGACTTTCTCCAAGAGCAATAGCCAAACCAAAGTCTATGAGTCCACCAATAACGGGTGCTTTTATTCTACTAGTAAACCTTTTAAGACCTCTTAAGAATGCTCTTTTTCTAACTCGCGGTGCTCTTTCAATCGCATCAAGAAGAACATCCTCGCCAGTTCTTACCCTCCTCCTTCTTCTAGGATCAAACCCCGTTAGAGAATCAATTTGCTGATCCTGGAAGGCCTTCGACATCAGTTCGGGGTCAGTGTCTATGTTAAACCTCTTTTTAAACTCTAAATCAGATTGCGCTCTGGATTTTCGTAAATTTTCCTCTAACTCACCCAAATATCTTGCTTTACGCTGACTCTTTTCAAAGGGAGATAATTTTGGATCTCTTTCAATACTATCTAAAATAGCATCATTCAAATCAGTCATTCCAAATTTTACAGATTCGTCATACGGGACGATCGGTCCTCCCTTTCTACGAGCAGACTCTGCTCCCCTAGAAATTTCCTGAAAATTCAACTCAAGTTGCCTAGATCCAGCTGCAGTTGCAACTGCAGCCTTTTCTCTAGATCTAACAGTTGTTTTCGTAATTCTTCTAGGACTACGGGTAAATGGTACAGGAGGTGGTGATATGACCACCGGCATTGGAGATCTTACAGGCACTCTTCTAAATGGACTCAGAAGTTTACCACCAAATCTACCAAGTGCTCCACCACCAGCTGTAGTTGCTAAAAGTTTTAAAACATTTCCAATGATCTCTCTACCAATTTTAAAAGTAGATGCACCTAATGTTAAAAGTAAAAATGTATCAAGACCGTTAAGGAATTTATCAAACAATTGCGCGGTATTTTCTCCACCGATTTGTCGTAAAAATCCTCGTGTGGCATCATAAGCTTTGTATCCCCACTCAATGAA